GACTAATTTCACCTTCTTCATCAAAGATATGCTTAAGTGGTTTTGTTGGAAGTGCAATTTCAGCACAAAGATTGCTTTGCTTAACTGGTGCAACACTTTCAATAAATGCACCATGTGTATTGGCATGGTCAACATTCATAAGATAAATGCGACCTGTATTCTTGCGTTCTTCCATAAACATACTAAACAGATCAATAGCTTTATAAGTTTTTTTACGAATCTTGCTGTTTTTTTCAGCAGCCTCATAAAGTTGTTTAAACTTGTCTTGGTCTTGGAAGAAAGCATTGTATAAGCCTGGAACATCACTTGGACTAAAGCAGGTGATGTCCCCACCTTGGAGAAGACGCTCATACATTAACTTGTTAAATTGTACACCATAATCCATATGGCGAACACGATTATCTTCTGTTCCCTTGTTATTTTTGAGAACCAATAAATCTTCTACTTCATAATGCCATAGTGGATAATATAGAGTTGCCGCACCGTTGCGAACACCACCTTGTGAACAACTGCGAACAGCAGTTTGGAAATGCTTATAGAATGGAATTAAACCTGTGTGGCTGGCGTCACCTTTACGAATTGGAGATCCAATGGCACGGATAGCCCCAGCACCAATCCCAATGCCTGCCTTTTGACTTACATATTTGACAATGGCACTACTTGTTGCATTGATACTGTCTAGACTATCGTCAGTTTCAATTAATACACAGCTACTAAACTGACGTTGTGGTGTGCGGACGCCAGCCATCACAGGAGTAGGAAGACTAATATCGTGCTTACTGATAGCATCATAATAGTCCCTAACATAACGTAAACGAGTTTCTTTTGGGTATCTTGAAAATAGTGTTGCGGCAATAAGAACATAAGCAACTTGTGGAGTTTCCATGATTTGACCAGTAACACGGTTCTGCACTAGATACTTGCCACGTAGTTGCTCCATTGCAACATAAGCAAGACTACAATCACGTTCATGGTCAACGAACTTGTTAATAGTTGCCCATTCTTCTTCGGTATAATCTGTTAAGAGCGCAGGATCATAAAATCCACTTGCAACATTCTTTTTAATAATATCAATCAATGCCCACGGATGATAGTCACCATATACTTCTTTGCGTAGGTGATAGTTTACGAGACGACCTGCGACATATTGGTAATTAGGCGCATCTTCACTAATAAGATCAGCAGCAGCCTTAATCATAGTTTCTTGGATTTCACTGGTTTTAATGTTATTATAAAATTGAATTTGACTTCGTAGTTCTAGTTCACTTGCACTTACATTGTTGATATTTTCTGTTGCCCAGAATACTACTTTGTGAAGTTTATCAATATTCAATGGTTCTTTACGACCATCACGTTTAGTAACATTAATCGCCATTTGATCTTCCTATATTTTTAATTGTTTTGCGTTTACAGTATTAATCAGTTCTGCGGTTGGACTGATTGATAGGTTATTTACAACCACTCCATCCTGGTAATTCAACGTATATAATCCACCCTCACACCTGACTAAATTAAGGTATTCATGTTTTTTGCGGTCACGATAAACCTCTATTACCATACTATCCTTTTCTGAATAAGAAGTAAAGTATAAAGTGTAAAAAATACCTAATGCACGTGCAGTATCATCATACAAACCACTGCTTATAAGCGTCCATGGATCAGGCCAGTGACGACAATCATCAAATTCAAGATATGGGTCTGTTAATTTGCAATTCTGCCATGCTTTAGCAACAAGATCCAAGTGATCTTTGTCTATACTACGACGAAAATCACGCCATTGTAGAATGTTGTCATGGGTTCTTGATGTAATCCACTTAGAACATATCGAAGTATCTAATAGCATAATTGATAAGACCTGTACCTGTTGAATCGGTAGTGTATGTTACATCGCTGCCATTATAACCAAATGTAACACCAACATCACTACTAAATGTCCTATCATCTTCTATACTATATAAACCACCAGAAGTCAATGTAAATTTAGCAAGTCCAGTGGCAACATTACTGCCTCTTGTAATAGTATATTGGAACTCAAATCCAAAATTTTCACCAAATTCATTTAATCCAGTTACGAGAGCCGCAGTAGTATTATTTGCTAATGCCAATGTTCTACCACGTTGGTAATTGATTGTTCCCATACGCAAGCCGTAAGAATATACCCATTCAACAGCTTGTTCAACTTCACTTACATATGGTATACCAGTGCTTGTGCTTGCCTGTGCTGCTGTTCTATCAAAACTATCACCGATACTTGCACAACCACTTATTGTAGTATCAAAATATATGATTCTATAAAATGGATTTGCAACACCAGTGCTTTTGTTACCTACATCACGGTAATAATTACTTAAACTTAAGAAATTAGTGCTGTTTGTCATATAACAACCACTATTGTAAATTAAGTCCATTGTGCTGTTACTGATAGTAAAACCAATAGCACTTGTTCCAACAAAATACAAACCATGATAAAGGTTGCTAAATGTGCAACTATCTATAAGTCCATTGCTTGTATACTGACTACTCGGTAGATAAATTCCAACATGAAATCCATTAATTAAACAATCAGTAATATTAACATCACTTGCATATGCAAGGGCACGACCAAGTAGCTTAACACCAGCAGTAGTGCTGCCATTAATTGGATCTGTTAAAACAGTGACAGTGCTTGTGTTTGGACCTTGGAAACGAATATTGTTTAATGTAACACGTGTTGCGCTGTCAACTACAATACCATCATTAAGACTTTGTAATGTCATATCACTTATTGTAATATCAGTTGGTAGACTTGCACCATTTAATCCAATAAGATTTTGAATTTGTTGTAGGTCATCTGCTGTATACATAACCCATGTTGTATATGGATAGATGTATGGATTTGCTGTTTGTGTGATTTGTGTATTATAAGTTCCTTCACCACGCAATCTTGCATAACTTGGAACATTTATACTACCACTAACAATATATTCACCTGCTGGAAAGTATAAAACTTTACGTGCTGCAAGACTTGTTGTTCTGCAATATAATTCATACATTGCACGATTAATGGCTTCTGTGTCATCTGTAACACCATCACCTCTGGCACCAAAATCTTTTACACTAACAAAGTCATCAAGTTTTTTCTGTAAAGAACGTTGTGTAATTGTTCCACCATAACTTAAACTTTGTGTTGTCCAAGTTTGTGCATCTAAACTTGTGCTTATATGACCATTATCACCAATAGCATAATAAGTGCTACCAATATAACCCATACCACGATTGCTATATGTTACTGATTGTGTTTCTTTTCTAAAATAATTGTATTGACTTGTGCTATAATAAAAGAAACCATATTGACCACCAATAACATTAGTTGTGTTATTGTCTGCAATATCATATAGATCTGGTGCAAGTGCGCTGGTTCCAAAATAGATACTTGTATAAGTCCAAGTTACTGCATCTTGTGATTTAAGATAAGTTAGACTTGTATCACCACTTACATAAAAATATGTGCCGATATAAGTAGAACCAGTTAAGTTAGCATAAGTTGTTGTTGTTTTTGTAAACCAACTAGTGCCATTTGTGCTAGTAGCAATAACACCATGATCACCTGTAACAATCCAATAATTTGTGGACGCACCGCCTGGTGGTGTAAATGTATAATATTGTACACTGTTTAAATCACTTAGTGTGACAGTTGCACCGCTTGGATCAGTTGCACTATTTGCAATAGCACTGCTCCATGTTGTGCCATCTGCACTGCTAACACCAATACCACCAGTTCCAACTGCAATTGCTTTATATGTTCCACCACCCAAATTAGCAACTGCAACGCTGCGAAGTTCTGCGCTTGTGCCGCTGCTACGAGAAGTCCAAGTTGTAGCATTTGGACTGGTTAGTATAGTTCCATTAGCACCTACTGCAATCCAAGTAGTTGTGCTTAATTTTGTTATACCAATTAAGTTTTGTGAAGTTCCACTTGTACGTGCAGTAAAAGTAGTGCCAGTTGTAGATGTTAAAATAACACCACTATCACCAACAACTACCCAAGTAGTACCATCAAAATAAACACTGTTTAAACTCGTAGATACACCACTGGTTCTTGCTGTCCACGTAGAACCTGTTCCACTAGTATAGATTCCACCACTGCCAGTTAGCACTGTAAATAAACCAGCACCATTATGGTAAATGTACTTAAAATTTTCAATAGCACTTGCTACTGTCGTGATCTTGCTTAATGTAGTGCCACTAGCATTTTTATATACATCACCCCAACTTGTAAGAGACCATGCATTTGTGCCATCATTAGTAACACTTACCAAACCATCAACAAGGCTTCGAGTCCATGTACTACCATCAGTGCTTACATAAACTTTATTACTTTCGCATGCTGCAACAAATGAGTTACCACTACCATTAGTAATATAACGTAAACCCAAAACATCATAGAAACCAACACTTGTTACAGTCCAAGTTATAGCATCTGGACTTGTTATAATTCTGCCATTTGTTCCACCAGCAACAAATTTACTATTACCATATGCAATACTATAAAGAGCATCAGTTGTTCCACTGGTTTGACTACTCCAAGTTACGCCATTATTACTTGTAAAAACTTCACCAAGTTCAGTTACAAGAACAAACTTACTACTTGCATAAACAATTGCATTGATGTTAGTGTATGAAACTGCACCACTTGGTTGCCATACTGTTCCATTTGAACTATACAACACTGTACCATTAGTTCCAACTGCTACAAAATATCCACCACCATAAGCGATATCAAGTAAATTTTGTGTAGTTCCACTTATAGTGCTGCTCCAAGTAGAACCATCACTACTTGTAAGAATATTACCATTACTACCAACTATTACATATATTGAACCATTACTTGCAATTGCATTATATACAGCACGTGCATTACCAGTTTGTGGATTATAACCAGCATCACTGTTTTTAAAATCATATAAATTTGCTAAATTAAGAATATCACTGTATTCAGTGAGAATTTCTGTATTACCAGTTTGTGGCGCACCATCACTTACAAGACCGTTACCAATAAAAAGACGGCGTTCATCGACAGCATAACCTATTTCTGCCTTTGCAAGTTGTGGTAGATTTTCAAAAATTCCGCTACGATGTTGTATTCTTGAGATTTGGACAATGCTCATTAGTATCTCTCATTTTATAGAGATATTTATGAGTTCTCCGCATAGAACTGCCAAACTCTATCCCACCAAGTTGCAGTCCAGTCATCAAATTCATCACCAGTAATAATCCAACGTTGTGGTTCACAGTTCTTACTACACATTAAGATAACAATTTGTTTGATATCTGTGCCAAATATTTCATTATGAGCAGCAGCATAAGCGGCACCTTGAATAAAATAATCATGAATCCATTCAGTTTTTTTAGGTTTATTGGTTTGTTTATAGTCTATAATACTTGGTTTACCATTATAAACACCAACAAGGTCAGTAGTGCCAGCATAAAGCTGTGGATAATATAGTGCAGTTTCCATACCCCAAAATTCTTGAAGTTGTCCTTTAAGATATTCATCAATAATAGTATTTGCCATTTTAGCACTTTCTTGATGAACAGCATTACTACCTGTTTTTAATTCACCATGTTCCAACCAATTTTCAAGTTGTTTGTGCATACTAGTTCCACGACCAGCGGCTTCTGTTGTGATTTGTTGTGCTTTTTCAACACCAACACGCTGTTTCCATTCACGCAATGCTATAACTTTTTCTTTTGGTTTGGTTTTGTCAAGAATAGTAGTTACGCTTGGAACAATATCACCAGTAGGTGTCAGGTATCTACGACCTGCTTCTGTTTCTTTACGTTTAATTTCGCTATAATTATATTGTTGATTATACTTTACCAGGATATTTGCCAAGAGATATTTGTCCCATCAGTTGATATACGACTGATAGTATAACCCAATTTGGCAAAGTTGTCAATAACACTTTGCATTTGTCCAGTGGCAAGCGCATTGGCTGTGCTTGTTTGCCAAGCAGTATAATATTGTGTAGCTAGTGTCATTGGTGTTCCAACAACAGTATTACCATTTAAGGCAGTTGTTGTAGTTTTGTTTACAGTAACGGTAACATTACCAGCAGTAACTGCTCGCAATACATTTAGATTTAACAATGCAATTTCTGTTTCGGTTGCTACGCTTGTTACACTTTGTGTTCTGGCATTTGTTGCTGTAAACATATTATTTTTCCACTAATATTTAGGATACACTTTTGCTTTTTGTTTTGCCGCCTGCTTGTCTTTTACGTCTGCCAGCACAATGTGCTTTCTGGCTAAAACCTTTTGGATGACTGCAATTAATACTTTTCTTATATTTTTTAGTCCATGTTTCAGTTATTTTCTGCATGGATTTTTTAACTTTATATTTTTTACCATCAACAATAAAGTATTCCAAACCTTTTTCACGTGCAGTTCTCAAAGCACCACTAAAGGCATTACCTTCACTTAAACTTAAATCATTGTCAATTGCTTTTAGATGTGCGTCATTTAGTTTGTTAAGATCACCTTCATTACGAAGTAACTTAAAAGCGAGATTTTCAACACCAAATTCACCCTCACGCTCTAATCCACTTTGGCGAAGTTTCTTAATACGTTCTTTTAAACGTTTTATAGTTGCACGGTCACCACTTTCTACCGCTTGGTCTATTTCAGCATGTAGATGTTCAAACTTGTCTTGAATGTTTGTAGTGTCTGGATTTGCTACAATTGTTTTAGGAAATTTAATCCAATTATTATTATAAATGCTGTAAATACCATTTGATATATGCTTTTCGTCACTGCGTTGAACATACACTTCTACGGCGTGACCATAAATGCTTATATCATGTTGATCATTAAATGCACCTTTTTTAGCCATAAACAATTGGTCAAGGTCTTCTTCGCAAGGACCATTTACATCAGCAACAAGATGTAGGTCAATATCACTATCTGCATTATAATTATAACTTGCATTACTTCCACTTATTGTTATATCAGTTAATTGTAGATTTGGAATGTTTATAAAATCAACAAATGCTTTGGCAATCTTAAACAATGCAAGACGGACTTCTGGTTTAAGGCGATTGTTTTCCCATAAATCAGGATTCAACTTGTCATGAAATTTTGTAAGTTGTTCTAAATCACCAATGCGCATAAGGTATTTAGATTAAAAACGTGATGCTCTTGCAGCCATTTTATCAACCGTTGCACGTTCTGGACTACGACCATTACCTATTGGAGCACTGCTTTGTTCTGGTTCTGGCGCAGGTTCTGGCATAGGTGCGGCACCGCCTTGTTCTGCTCCAAGATCACCTTCTGGTTCACCCATTGGTTCCGCATCAAAGTCATCACTTTTACCAATAGTGATGTAATCTTCATTAGCATCACCAATTAGTTCATCAAGTGCAGGAAATTGTTTTTTCAAACCTTCTAATGCTTCCCAGTTAAAACTATAACCAGCATTATTCATAAGATTTGTGATGTTACGCATTGGAATTTTTGTGCCAGGTTCTGTCTTATTTTGCAAATATTGCAAAATTGTCATCAAAGTTCCTACTTGACTACGAACAAAATCTGGCGCAACTTCCAAGAGTTTCATTATTAAACTCTCTTACCACGACCTAATTCGGCAGTTCCGCCAGCGGCACTATCAGCAGTATCTAAATCACCGCCATCACGTGGAGGCATTGGTGCTGCACCTGTATCAACTGGTTCAGCAGTAGGAGCAGGTGCTCCACCTAAATCACCAACTGGTGCGGCACCCATTGGTTGTGCACCATAAACACCACGTGCTGCATTATCAAGTGTATCACGTGCTGTATTTGCACTGTCAAGCAATCCTTGTAGAACTTGCTTGGTTGAATCATTAAATGAATTAGCTTGTTCCATGCCAATTTCATCCTTCATTGCACTGACAAGTGCTGGAAGTTGTTCATTTTGCATAGTGCTAATCTTTTCAACAATATCTTGAACTGTATCAGCAAGGTCACGTGCAGCCATAGTAACACGAGCCTGTTCAATTTCACCTTCTGTTAATGCTGGTGGTAGAACAATACTTTCATTCTTTGCCATTTTTGTAGCAGTAGCATACATAACTTCTTTACCACGCTTGCCATAACGCTTTTCAAAATCACCACCACGCTTTTTAAGTGACTTTACAAAGTGTTCTTTCTTCTTTGTTTCGCCTGGTGTCAACTCACGTTCGTTAAGTTGGGTTGTGCAATATTCATTGATTGCAATCATCTTTTCTGCGAGTGCTTTACGACCTGCTGCCATTTCATTCTTCCATGTTTCAAGGACTTTTGTTACCATAACAGCTTCCATATATTTTGGATTACGTTCTGCATGATGAACTTGTGAACTCTTACGAATTGTGTTTATTTGACTCTGAACAGTTGAAAGCATTTGGTTAACACTGCCTTCTGTTAAACTGTCAAGATTAAGCTGCCACTTATAAACTTTCTCTAATTGCTTATTAAGTTCTGCGGCAGAAAAATTACTAAATTCTTTAACAAACATTTTAATGTCCTTGTTTTAGTTATTTATTGCAAAGAGAGACTTTTTTCTAATTCTCTCAACTGTTGTTCTAACAAATCAAGGTTAGTTTCCACATTTTCTAATCTATCATCCAAGATTGGATTATATTTTGTTTTTAGTCTACGTTTAAAACGTTCTTTGTCATCCAATAGCATATCTAATTGATGGTCATAGGCAATCATTTTATGGGAATCAGTATAGCGTTTTTTACATATTAATGCTGCAAATAGTATAGCAATACGGCGTTGTTTGAAAGTAGAAATTGTTGATTTTCCTCTTTCAACATTCCATATACCATTGCTATTCTTGATTTTAATATCATTAACCACAAAAGTATTACCTACCGATTTTACAATGATATTTCCACGTTTAGACATATCATTATAGGAATCAGTGATAAACTTTGCTATTTTGTTGAATTGATATTTTTCGCTGTTCATACAAGTATTTTATCAAACAGCATTATAATTGTCAATTATAAGTGCGGATTTTTCGCAATATAAATTATCAACCCTAATAGGGCTGTTAGTAGTGAGCCAATAATGCCAATTCCCAAGCCAACGAGTTTTTTATAAGCCATAGTTTCTTTCTCGATCAACATATTTTTGATCTCGCTGACTATGGATTCGACTGTAGCAAGTCTTGTTTCCATAGTATTCATTTTTTCATCCATTCTTTCATAACGCTCTGCACAAAGATCAACGTGTGCTTCTAAACTTTCACGTTCATTTTCATAAACTTTAGTTGCCACTTTGTTCTCCAAATGCAGTGCAAAGTATTTATAATATGGTTAAATCATTAAAAAGTGGGTGTTTTTGTGTTCACTGTCTATTAGAGCACAGTTTATGTCAAAATCAATAGTTTCATTAAGTCCAGATATAATAGGAAGATGCTGAACTATTTTTTCAAGTTCAGTTATGTTTATGTTTTCAGTAGAATCAAAATCAAATATCCAGACATTATGAAAACCGCTATAGTTTTTACCAAAATCTAAACCAGTTAAATCTCTATGAATTTTCTTTGGAAAGTTTTGAATTTCAAAATTGCAATATAGACTTATAGATTGCATAAGTGAAACCCAATTTTTATTTGGATTTGTTTCTGTTCCCAAATCTATAAGTGTTAAACAACGTATCATAAGAGTATATAGACAATAAAAAAGGGCGGTAAAAATACCGCCCTTAATTCTACTATATTCACCCACTATTAAGTGTATGAAAGTTTGAAACCCTTGTTCACGAAAAGTGAAGTAGTTGCGTTAGTGCTGTTGTTACCATAGTAACCACTACCGTTACCACCGTTACGAACAATTGCCTGAACTGCTGATGCAATACCAGCGTCAGTTGTTGCATAACCTGCTGCACCTTCAAGAAGAAGACTGATGTTACCACCACTACCTGTTTCAATTTGGTATGCAAGAACTGTAATGTTTGCTGAAAGTGTCTTCAAGATACCTTCAACACCAAGGTTTACACCAAGTTCGTTTGTAAGATCGGTTGCTGCACCACCAGAACCTGCAATATAACCTGCAAGAGCTACTGGTTGCTTACCAATGAAACTTGCACCTGCTGCTGTGCTGATAAAGCCCTTGCCGTCACCAACAAGACCAACGTTACCATTTACACGATAAAAATCTGCCATTTTAATACTCCAAAATCTGCGTTTATTAATACGCTAATAGTATTTATATTACTGGAAAGAAAAGAGCTTTATTTGCTCTCATTTATTCGTCTTAAGCCACGAACAAATTTAGCTGGTTCTTGTGTGCGTATGCTATTCAGCAATCTACGTTCAAGTTCTTCTGCCTCTGGAGTATCATATGTTTCACGTAGTTGATTAATTAAATTAATAGCACTATTAATGATATGATTGGCACGACTTTCAAGAACGTGTCCACTATCTTTGCCTATTGACATATGGCTTAATTCATCAAGAATACTGCGAGATTGTTTACGCAAATTACTTACTCCCAAATTATTTAGGGATTTTTACACTTTGCAACTTTTCCACAAACATTGTCGCATTGAATTAAACGACCAGTTTCATAACTATCTTTAGTCCATGAACTTTCTACACTACTAAACCATTGTATGCAAGTTTCTAACTCATTTTCATGCAAGCTATTATGTTTTATCAATGGTTTAATTTGACGATTTAAAAATCCATTATATCCTTGATCATAGGTTAATGGATTAAAAGCCAAATAACAACAAGGATAAACTAATCCATTTGCAGCAATATAAACTGAACTATTATCTTTTGTAAAACAAGAATGTATTAATCCTTGAACATATGGTCGATGACGATATGTTTTATTTGGGTCACTTTGAAATTTTATTATATCTTCAATATCAGTAAACCCTTTGTAATTTCCTAAAATACGAACTAACTTACCACTGCGGTCAAAAACTGGACCAGTATTTCGTCCATGATCAACTATTTCAAATCTTGCAAATCCTAGTTTTTTAGAAAGTAATTGTGCCTCTTCAATTTGATGTTTATTATGATCAAATCTTATCATTTTCCAAGTAGCAACTCCGCCAGCATCCATATAAGTTTTTGCATTTTGAAGTATTCTGTTAAAATTGGTATCTTGCCGATATATTTCATGTGTATCTTCTAAACCATCTAGGCAAAAATCTACAATTGTATCTGAAAATTTTCCAAGTTCATGCCAAAAATCTGCGTTTCTTGCACTACCGTTTGTGCTTATTCTTATCCCCAATGGCGAATAACACGATTTAAAATAATCTAATATTTGTAGAGATTCTAAATTAGATGTAAAATCTCCAAAATTTCCATTAAGTAATATTCCACGTTCAAGTTGTGAAATAAATTGTGGGGAAAATGAATGTTTAATTAAATTAAGTGTTAAATTAGTTTCTTCATATCCACTATTGTATGGATAACCAAATAAGTTTCTTGGACAAAGTGGACATCTAGCATTACATAAACTACTAAATTCCATATGTAAATGTCTGATTTCTTTTAAACTGATCATTTCTATATTTAAATAGTATACACAATCATGAATGAAATCAAATCAAAATTAGAAAAACGTGGTAAATTTTTTTGTCCTGCAAAGTGGCAAGAATTATATCTGTATTTGAATCATGGTAATACAAACAGTTGTTCTCATCCAATACCACACAAAATACCACAAGAAGAACTTAATGAAAGTTTGTTTGCTTTACATAACACCAAACATAAAATGAAAGTTCAGCAACAAATGCTTAATAACGAAATCCCCGATGAGTGTCATATGTGTTGGCATTTAGAGAATAAAGGAATTATGAGTGATAGATTTGTAAGAGGCAGTCACTGGGAATCTTCTATAGACAATCTAAAAGTAGATAAAAATCATATTCCTAAATTTATAGAAGTTGTATTTGATAATTTATGTAATTTAAGTTGCAGCTATTGTGATAGTGGTCAAAGTTCAAAATGGACAAACATTTTAGAAAAAACAGGTCCATGGGAAATAGAAACAGATGATAGAAATTTATATAACAAAATTAACATAAAATCAGGGTTTGTAAATAAAACTTATATCGACGCTTGGAATAATTGGTGGCCGTTAATTAAAAATCAAGTTGAGTTTTTAAAAATAAGTGGCGGCGAGCCTTTAATCAGTCCCAATTTTTGGAATACCGTATACAAAGTTGATGAAAGCAATCTGAATTTAAATTTAAGTATTAACAGTAACATGTGTTTTGATAAGAAATATATTCTTAAATTAATAGAAATTGCAAAAAATTATAAAACGATCAAAATTTCAGCAAGCATTGATGCAACTGGAAAAATAGCAGAATATACCAGAAATGGTTTAGATTATGATTTATTTTTAGAAAATATTAATTATTGGTGTGATAATAGTCCAGATAACTGTTATCTAAGTTTGCAAAGCACAGTTAATATTTTTAACATCTGGGGCATTACCGACAAGTTTGATTTGCATTTGAATTTAAAAGAAAAGTATGGAACTAAAATAAAAGAATGTTATAGCACTATTGTTAGATTTCCAAAATTTCAAAATTTTTTATTATTACCATATAGTATCAGAAAATCTATACATGAAAAAATGTCTGCATGGTATGAAAGTAAAATTGATAAATTTTCCGAAAAAGAAAATATTTTTATTAAAAAAACATTCCAAAATCTTCTATCGGAAAATGATGAGCATAATTTTGAAAAGAAAAAACTTTACAAGCAAGATTTAATTAAATTTGTAAAAAATTATGACAAATTTAATAAACATAAATTTGAAAATGTTTATCCAAAAGAATTTATTGATTGGTTGAATGAAGAATAAAAATTAAAAAACTCTATTTTTCAAGATAATTAATATATTATAGGCAAATTTAGGCATAAAGGGCAAACAATGAAACTACCAGAAAACGCACAGGCACAATGCGAACAATTATTAAAAGAATTTAGAAGAAAAATACCAGATGATGCGGCATATAGTGATCGCCTTGTTGAAGAAATAGAAATCATACTGGGATTACGTTTTACAGAATACTTCTTACAGGTCCGTGAAATATTAGATATGACCACTGATTTACCACACATGACTCGTGGTAGTGCAGGCAGTAGTCTTGTATGTTGGGCATTAGGAATTACAGACGTTGATCCTATAAAATGGGATATACCACTTTCACGATTCTTAAATCCACACCGTGATGATTTACCAGACATAGACATAGACTATCCACATTGGGCACAAACTACAGTGATGGAACGTATATTCAAACGCTGGCCAGGTAAAAGTGCACGAATTAGTAACTATGTTACATTCAAAGAAAAAAGTGCCAAGCGTGAAGCAGCACGACGACTTGGTGCAAAAGGTAAATTACCTCGCAACTTCAAATACGATGATCTTGACATTGACATAGGGGAAGCCATACGTATTGAAAAGAAGTTGCTTGGTAAGAAACGAGCCATCAGCAAACACTGCGGTGGCATACTTGTGTTCAAGCATAATCTACCAAAAAGTCTAATAAATGCCGATAATCAAATACTGTTAGACAAACATGAAGTAGAAGACCTTGAACACTTGAAGGTTGACATACTTGCTAATCGTGGTTTAAGTCAACTATATGAAATAGAACCAAATATGAGTTTAGAAGACTATCCTGATTATGATGAAGCAACTATAAATCTACTTTGCAATGGTGATGTATTAGGTGTAACACAAGGTGAATCACCAGCAATGCGACGATTGTTCCGTGCAATACAACCAAAGTCACGCAGTGATTGTGTATTTGCTACTGCACTTATACGTCCTGTTGCTACCACTGGTCGCCAAAAAGCAAGTTTCTTTCATGACTGGACTGAACAACGATTAGAAGAAAGTATTGTTTATGAAGATGATGCTATCAAAAAGATAAGCAAACTTATTGGTTGTGATATCTATGAAGCAGATATGTATCGTCGTGCATTTGCCAAAAAGAATGAAGAAAAAGTTTATGAGTTTATGCACCGCATGGGAACACATCCTAATAAAACAGAAATTATAGACGAACTTTATCAACTTGGAAACTTTGGATTATGCCGTGCACATGCTGTAAATCTTGGTAGATTGATTTGGGCGTTAGCATATCAGAAAGCGCATAACCCAAAACCATTTTGGGCAGCATATCTTAAACACTGTGAAGGCAGTTATCGTCGTTGGGTTTACAAGAATGAAGCCAAACGTGCTGGTTGGGATTTACGTGATTTAGGTTACAATTACAGTTTACTAAACGACTCAATTTATGAATATCGCAAGTATGGATGGTGGGGAGATCAAGAGTTCTTATCAGGTTTTTATTGTTCTAATCAGTATCTGGACCGTTTTGAATTTGCTGGTCTTGTTGCTAATGGTCGTGTATTCAAAGGTGAAGGTGGAAAGTATATTACATTCTTGACACTTGGTGTTGGTAACGGAAAATATATTGACCTATTGGTAAAAGGTCCAGTTGCATATCATGATTATGATGTTGTATGCGGAGTAGGCAAAGTTAAAACAAGCAATGGCAGTCAATATATTGAATGTCAAAATGTGCGGACATTAAAATTGGAAAAATTTATTTCTGCTTAAGATTATTAAGCATTTGTCGTAGCGCACTGCTGTTTACATCAGCCTGTATTTTACCAGGTTGATCTTCTACCACTGCTTCTGTTGATGGCTTAACATTGCTACCACCTTTAATGCTTGCAAAGATACTACTGCTTTGTTTCTTAAATTGTTGATAATCTGGATCTTCTGCAAGGTCACGAATACGCAAACTATCAATATCAAATTCTAATTCAATCTTTTGCCCAACACCACTACTACTACGTGTTTTCATAAGTTGTAGTTGATACTTGCCATGTTCACGCATACTACGACTTGTAAAGATACCAAATAGATTATCTGCGGTATTGATCTTACTGATACCACCACTGATATGACTATGGTCAAATTCTACTTCTTCCACAGATGCACGGTTTAACTGTGATGCTGTGACTAATAGAATATCTAATTCTTTTGCAAAGTTACGAATTTCTTCACTGACATACTTGTCTTTAACAAACAGATCACTTGGGCTAACCTTTGCACTAACAGGCATAAGCAAGTCAAGATAATCAATCATAACAAAGTCAACATGACGACCAGTTCGTATTTGTAATTCTTTAATATAAGCACGAACATCGTTGATATTGCTTTGTGCTGGCATATACTTGATTTGCAAGCGACCACTTTTCTTGCCAAGCATCTTAACTTTAACTTCAATATCTTCAATGCTTTTAAAGATATCACGTGACGGTGTATTGGTAAGCATACCATCAATACGCATGGCAGTAAGTTCTTCACTCAATTCAAGTGTAATGTATACACCATTAAGACCTGCCAATATCCAATTACAAGCAATGTTCTGCATGAACAGTGATTTACCACTACCAGAACCGCCAGCAAAGATATTCAATTCACCACGATTAAATCCACCAAACAGCTTCTTGTCAAGTGTGGTCCATCCACTACTTGTTTGACCGTTATTATCTTTAATTTTATTCAATCGTGCAATAGGATCAAGAAAGTAGTCAGTGCCAAGGTCTTTGGTTAAACTAATCTGCACTGCATCTTTAATAATCTTTTCAACAGGATCAAAATCACCCTTTTCCAACATATCTGCGGCTTTTAGAATTGCACGTTCTAATTCTTTTTGTTTAGTAAAACCTTCAAATTCTTCCAAGAACCAACCAGTATGGTCATCAGTCATACCAGGTATGGGTTGGAAAGTATTACTGGTGGCAGCATTAATCTGTTCTACCAATGGCATAATAGTATGCTTGTCACAATGTTCTTTGATAAACTTTGCCGCACTCTGCAAACTACGGTCAAAGTTGTTTGGATTGAAAATGTTTTGGACACGCACATAACTTTGTGGGTCACTTAACATCATTTCAATGAATAGTTTTTGAACTTGTGAGTCGTAGTTTTTAGACATATTGGGCTATTATACACTTTATAGTTTAAATTACAAATTAAAAAATTTACGATTTTTTCCCCACCATTTGTTATATTCTTCTTCTATACTGTCATCAGCAATTAAAGAAAAATAAATTTTTATAGTATTTTTAAAACTATTATAAGAAAAAAATATATCTTGATTGATTGGTATAATATCATTTAGTTGAAAAACATTATTCCATCGTTTAACATCAATTAAATTACGTTTTGTAAAGGGAATATTATGAATTGTTTGCAATCTATAAAGTAATTCTTTTTCATACCCTACTGAATTAATATAAAACATTTTACTGTTTTCAAAAATATTTTTAAGTTTAGGATGAAAATAATGTGCTGACATACAGTAAGTAACTTTATCATTATAAATTAAATTTTCATCATTTAACAAACTTTGACAATAATCCTTAAATGCAAAAAATTTACCATCTACTTGTATTTTATTGTCAAAATAGTTTATTTTTGTTAACTCATTATAATACAGTTTATTAATACATAAAGTTAAAAAATCTCCACCTCCACCCCCAGAATGAAATAAGATAAATTTATTTTTATTAAAGCCCATTACAATCTCTATTTTAAATACTTTGATTATAAGTAAAATATTTTACATTGATATCATAAAAACGTTTATATAAAATTTCTACTTTATTCTTATCTACTTGAATATCAAATTTTTCTAATATTTCTTGCAAATTTTTTAAAAATTTATCATAAGAAAAAAAATTTTCAAAGTAAAAAACTATATCAGTATCTTCAATATTAACACTTTCAGAAAGATTATAATAATACTCTGTTATTTTTTTACTATTTTTTTCTAAAATTAAATGTTTTCTTTTTTTATTTTTTTCTAGGTCACTAATTTTTTTGTAGCTATATATTGCATTTTCATTGACTGATTCTTTAATTTTATCTCCCATTATTTTACTAACAATATCTAATGACTCTTTTTTAAAAAGAATAAAAATTTTATTTGTATGGGGGAAAACTTCTCTTATTTCATTTATACCTACAAAAGTGGCAATTCTTTGAGGGGGTTGAAATATTTTTTCATTTTTAACTTTGACATCAATGTTTTTATTTAAAAAGCTATCTTTGTCTTCACGGGTTTTTATTTCTATCCATGCATTAATATCATCGTCACCATGAAAATTATTCAAGACAAAAATTATATTTTTATGGGCAGCATTGTTTTGATCAAAAATATCGAAAGAATCCTCAAAATATTTTGTAAATTTATCTGATAAAATTAATATATGATATAAAAAACTACCAAATGTTCCTGGTGTATAAAATATAAAAAACATTTGTTTTTTTAATTCTTCTAAATCAATCAATCAAACCACCGTTTTGTTTGTAATTTAATTTTTAAACTACTATTTTCTACACTTTGTAAAATACTTTTCATAGTGAAGGTATGACCATACTTAGCAACACTGTCTGCAACATCTTTAATACCATCACCCCAATCTGGAAATGCTACTCCCCAACCATACTTTAGCGCAGCATTAACCATTGCGTGGCCAGCTTTGTCACGATCAGGAACAACAATGATATCACGATCAAGTGTTTCAATAACATCGGCTTGCGTGTCATTGATTTCATTACTACAAATTGCAAGTGCACCAATAGCAACTGCATCAAGCAATCCTTCAACAACAATACAAAACTTTGCGTTTTTAAGTTGTTTATCATATCCCCATATCATATTACTTGGATAGTTGGAAAAATATTTTATCTTCTTCTTACCATCTTCAAATAATCTACCACTGAAACCCATGGGTTTATTGTTCCAAGTAAATGGAACTAACACACGGTTGCGCAATGACGCATCATCTGTCCAATGAAACTCATGCAACTTATCACCAAAACCACGAGCATCAAGATAACGAATAGCGGTTTCCAAACTGTTATAATCTTCTTCATTGATATATCCATCATTTAACCAACTTGTAATAGGACGACCAGGACAAGGATCACGTGGTTCATAGGTAGGTAACTCACGTGTTTCAACTACAACTGGTTCTGCGGTCTCTTGGCTGATAGCAAATAGCGCAAGACGACCTACAAGGTCTTCACCCATACCAAGCCAGTTCATCCAACGCCGCATTTTATAACTTAAACGACGACCTGGCTGCCAACTACAAGTATAGTGACAATTGAAACAATGATAATTGATACCGCCTTCTAGTGTTTGGTGAACACCACCACGACCACGAGTATCGGACTCGTGTCCCAAATGCTGACAGCATGGCGCATTAAAGCTAATCCACCCACTTGGGGTAGATTTCTTCTTCCATGGCAAATGGTTCAGTATTTGGTTGGTAATTTCCATTTAAGTAATATAACAGATTTATGGCAATCTGTCAAGGACGATAATAAATGTAATTCATCTGACCGCTAATTTGACTTACTTTAAATCTTACAGCACGATATTTGCCTTGGAAATTAAAATAATTACTACCACTGACATTTGCACAATTAGCATAACTTATAGTTGTAAAACTGTTAGAATCAACCACACTCTTTGCATCCATACTTGCTTGTAACTGAATATTGCCAGTAAAAGCATTAGAATTATATTGCACAGTCTGATATACGGCACTACCACGAACATAATTTGCGGTCAGGAAGCTACTACTGTATGCAACATTTACATAATTTGTATCACTGTTATTGCTGTATGTAAAGTTGTTAGCACTATAGCTTGGTGTAAACTGTGGATATACTGAATCTTGTATTCTTGCTTGACCTTGTGCCTGATAGTTGTCATCGCTATAAACAATTTCTTGTTCACCTTCACCATTTGTGGCAACAATACTATAATTATATAATCCTGCATTTATATTGTCAAGCAAACTGCCTTCAATAAGACAAGTTGCTACACCATCACGTGTATAAACAAGGTCAAGATTACGTGAAAACACTAATTCTTTTGTAGTGCTATCAATTAAATTAAATAAAACTGTGCTTTGTAAAAGGCTCACAGGTTTTTGATCATTATTTTTAATAACGAACTTAAATCTATTATCTACACCTTTATAGATTTGTAATGGCTTGGCGTAAAACAACTGATTCTCCCTGTGTAATGCAAGGTCGCTGTTCTTTACAACAGTTATAATTTGTTGATATAAATAACCTGAAATTTGCTGCAACTAATGGACCCTTTTTAATATTTATTATGAGTTTTTCACTGGAACAAATGCTTGAACAATATCCGTTCTTAAGTTATATAAAATACCCCACTGCGGATTTTATTGGAATTATTCAAAATTTTGATGGAGATATTGTTTCAATGTATGCCTTTAACAAATTAAAAACCGAAGATGATAAACGTGGATTTCTTGAAGCAGCAGAAATATGGTGGTGGGAAAGTAATCGGTTAATACCGATCAATATATTCTTAAAACATGGTTGGGACAAATATCGTTACAGCACAGTAACACTAACTACAAAAGATATAAGAGAACAATGTGGACATATTGTAAGCATTGCTAAACTTGCAGAACGCAGAACAAAACGTAGAGTTGTACAGTTAGTTAAACGACTAGGTTAATAAGTTCATATGAACCATTACTAATTGTGCATAGCCATAGGCATGTGCTTTCTTAAAATAATAGCCTTCATTTGGTTTTACCCAAATCTCATCAGCTATTTCTCGCCATCGTTTTCCGATAAGATATCGTTTTGATGGACGAATGATTGCCAATACCATAGCCAACTGATCCATTGTAGTAGGAAGATGTTGTTGTAAGACATCAAAATGATTTGATAGATGAATAAGTTTGGCAACGAAATCTTTCTCCTTTAATAATTCCCACTGTGGTTCACGCTTACAGAGTTCGTCAAGATGCTCGTTACTGCGAACTGAATTATAAACGTGAACATTCAGTAGGTCAAGTTTCATATAACCTAATTCTTCTGCCGTATCATAATCAACGTTACTTAATCCTGTAACAGGATTGAACGGAATAGGATTGACATAGACTCCAGTGTTGTGCTTGACAACAGCACCGTCACGGCGTATAGACGCAGGAACATGCTTGATAAGTTTCAAGATATCCTCACGGTTTCCAAAGTCTATATCAATATCCACTTAACAACCAGCCTTTTCTAATATCTGCCTTGCAAGTTCTGCTTCTGCGGCATGTATTTTTAACTTGCGTTCCCAAAATGGTGGATCAATCCAAGGTAGTGCAAGTGTAACTTGTTCTTCATTTAATTGTCCAAGTTTTTCTATACCATTGTCACAGCAATAAATTACCCAAGGACTAATCCGACCATGAACAATGTGATTTAAGAAACGACTTGTGCTTATCTTTTTAAAGTAATCATTAAACGCTATAATGTCATCTTTAGTTTCTTCTGCCCAACGTTGCATAGTTTCAACACTACGCTCTAATGCTTCATCATATTTTTCAGTTCTAACATATTCCCACAGATATGATTCATAAATTTTATCACGTGTCCAACTATCAAGTTTGTATTTGCTTGTTAGCACATAATCTATAAATTTATTAACATTAATTGCATCAATCGCATTACAGTGACGACCAAATTTTACAAATCCTTGATATAGTGAACTACTGCAAAAGTCTTCATATGTTTTAAGTTTAGCACTGCCTTGGGTTAATTCATAAAACCTTATCCAAGCAATATAACCAATACGCACACCTTTTTCATTCTTTTGATTTTCACGGCGTTTTGGTTCGCATTGATGAACTACAAGACTGTTTTCACGAGTGAAAGCAAGTCCGCAGTATTTGCAAACAAATTCTCCAGACTTAACATCTTTAGCCGCTTCAATTGCAATTTTATGTAGTTCTTTCATTTAATAATTCTTTTGCTTCATTTGTAATATAATACTTAAATGTGCTATTGTCAAATCCTAATAACACATCTTTATGTAGCGGTAATTCATAAGCATTGTATGGTTCGATATGAATAATTTCATTATAATACTGTGGAAAATTACCAAAATAAACTTTTGGTTTGACAATATCAGTAACAGATTCATTAATAAATCTATGGTGTAAATGTCCATATTCACCAAGGTGATTGTGTGTTAATATAAGATCATGTTGACTGCAATGATAATGCAAAAATTTTTCAGCATCTTTACCATCAAAACCTAATTCATTATTCTTTACCAACTCCCAGTTATCAGTAAATCCACCAAATTGTGTTTCAACTCCATATTTGTCCCAGAAATTTTTCATTTCATTAGCACGTTCATCAAAGAAATTGTATGTAAGATAAACAATTTTCCAATCATAATGTTGATATTTTCTTATAAAACCCCAACCAAAAATTACACAATCATCAGGATGAGCAACTATACATATGGCTTTCATATGCGGTCCTTTACAAATTCATCCCATGCAAAGCGTTGGTCAGCATCAAGTAGTTTATATGCACGTGGATGTATGCTTGCAGTGAGTGCCTTATCGTCTCCTTGTAATTTAACAAACCAATTATAAAAATTATCTACTTCCCAATCTGCAAGATTATAAACACTAAATTGCTGCTTGCCACTATATAAATCATCAAATAAGTTATTTTTGCTTATCCATGCACTATAACATAAAAACTCTGTGATACCGTAAGTATCAGGATTTACTTTACTTGGAAATTGGCAATTGCTTTCAAACCATTCTACAAAGTTTGGTTCATTCATGACCATATCACGCATGGCATGAGTATAAGCAAGAAAAGGAACACCAGCAGGACTGATCCAGTTAAAATTTGTAATATTATATTTTTGCTTTAGAAATTGTAAACCAGACTGCCAATGTGGACTGTTGCATGTCCAACTTTCACAATGTGCACGATTGTATTGGTCAAATATTTCTTCAATATCAAATGGACGAATAAACCATGTCTTGGCATCAAGTATCATGCACCAGTTACTTTCAGCATGTGCTGTACCAAGTATCTTGCATATTTGCTGTGTATACCAACCTGACAGATGTGATGATGGATAATAACCAAACTCATTGCGGTGAAATATGCGAACTTTATAACCAAGATCGCCATACCAACTTACGTCAATATCGCCATGAGTTAGCGTGTCATCATTTAATATAACATATATGTTTTGTATTTCATGATCAAAGTAATAAGCCATACTGTATGCTTGAAGTTCAAGCAAATGCAGTTCATTACGATAAACAACAGTTAGCAAGTCCATTGTTACTTTGTGATCTCATGTATAGTTCGTGCTTGCTTTAATAAATCAATAACAGTTGGGTCTTTGCTTTGAAATACTGGTCTCCATTCTTGCCACCAATTAAATAATTCAACCATTTCAAGTGTAAAATTACAATGTAATTGCTGACCACCAAAAGTGTCACTGATTGTTAACGATGCTATTCTGTATTCATTGGTTGTAGAACTTTTAATAGTCATTTCAACGCCTCTTTAATTTCTTTGTCGCTATATCCACGTTCAACTAACATACCTTTATATTGCTCATCAGTAATTTTATCAGCAAGAAGTTCTGCTTCATCACTCTTGATATGCGGATATAATTCTAACATCTTTTGAGCACGTTTATTCTTGGCAGTCTTTCCGCTATATGCCATCCACTCATGACGATGCTTGCCCATGTTGGGGCTTACAGTGGTCAGCAGCAGCCATTGTAGTTTAGGATGCTTGTTGATATCAAAGAAACGTTTGTTTACACGTTCATTCATTGCTTGCAGATAATATTGTTGTAATTCTGGAATACCGTTGACTACACTGCCCCAACGCAACATAAGATAGGTAGAGAACTTCTTGCGTTCTTCATCATTGAGTTCATCATAAAACTCACGATTACGCAAATCAAGTTGTGCCATTTCATAACCAATGTCAAGTTTGTTCATAGAATATTTCTTTTTCTACATCTAATGCTATTGCAGCTATTTTTCTTATCACAATACCGTTATCTTTTGCAATTAATAAATGTGTTAAATCTTTATAAGAATTAATATCTTTATTATTAACTAATACAATGTCTATTCCTTTTTGAATAATTTTTTTATAAATTTTTTCATCATATTCTTGCGTAATTGCTTTGCCATTAGAAAGAATGCTATATTGAAGATCACAAGGTCTCATATACATAAAAAGTTGATGCAAAGAATGATCCGTATACACAATATACCAAGTTTTAGCATTTGTATCCCACTTTGCACCTAATTTTTTTACCCTATCTTTGTGCTCAAATGGGACATCAAGAATTATTTTATAATTTTGTTTCATATAGCTGTAACTTAAAGTTAATTCATGATATACACATTCAATATAGATGTCATATTTTCTAATATAAAAATCACATATAATATTTTGATTAGGATATTTTACTTCATATTCATATGAAAGACCGCTTGGTAGCAAAAATTTATTCACAAAATCAGCTTCAAATTTACTGCGATATTTTTTACCGTCATTGGCAACAGTTGGAATACCAAAGATAGGTTTTTTTGGTTTTGTTGCAAGATTAACCAAGGATTATTCCTCTCCATTCACCTTTTTCGGTTGGTGAAAATATGCCAGCGATGCTGCCATCATTTTTGATTTCTTTTACTTCTTCACTCGCATAATATAGTGAGCGCAACTGATCTGCCGCATCTTTCAACGTAAGATTAGTCTCGGTGGCTTTAAGTATATCCATCCATTCAATATATTCTTCTGTATAATAACGCTTTGGTGGCGAAACTGTTCCAATGCTCATAATAATATTATACTACACTATATTTTGGATGTCAATGGTTTCACTTGCACGACTAATTTCTTTAACAAAGTATGCACATATTGGCTTTGGTCCGTCAGTTATTGGAATACAAAGTAGCTGACCGTTCTTTAGTTTAGGAAAATACCAGCGCACATCCTGATACACATCTTCAATTTCTATGTTCATAAATGCCGCACGGAATGAACTTAGCGGATTAAATGTAAATGCTTGGAATCCACGGTCATTGAGTTTTGTAAGTGGCAGTGCTTCTAAGTCACCAATTTCTGCTTCGCCAATAAGAATACGCCAATTATATGGCATCATAATTCTGTGTTCACCAATTTTTAAAACCAATGCTGGATCATTAAAACTTTCTAAAAATACCAATGGCAAGAAATAATAATCTGCTTCTGGTGGGTTACTGTTATCTAAAACGCAAAATCGTAAATCATCAACTTGGTCTGGTAAATTATTCATTTCAAATACGGTATTATCAACTGTTAGTATTCTCACTGTCTTTCCTTAACAAAATTATAATATAATTCAGCAATGGCAACCTGACCATCAGGGTGCGTATGATATCCTGGATCTGGTCCAGTTAATGGATGACTATTGCAAAAAGCACCCAACGCAAAATTTGGTGGTGCAAAATATTTTTCTAAAAATGGTTGTGGGAAATCTGCCGCCCAACCTTTACCATGAATATATGTATTCCAACCATTAAACAAAAATGGTATGTTTAAGTAATCTAATTTCCATAAACCACTATACAATACCCAATTATCTACTTGACGTTTCCAATGTGCATCATAAAGAAATGCAGCATAACCTTCCATTGCCATGCGTGTATGTTTGTCTACTTTGGCAATGCGATAGTTATGGTCATAGTTCTCAATAACACTGAACATTGTTTCAGCAATCATATGATAAGGATGAGCATCACCATAGTTAAAGTTCTTTAACCCATCTTCCCAACGATAACCATTACGGTTTTCTTCTTTTGCACTGTGGTTTGGACTACCATCTTCTATCTTAATAAACTTCTCAACTGGAAACTCTATGCGGTCTTCTGTAGTGCTTGCAATAAACACCCAATCTGCTTTTTCTTTTATTGCTTCATCAATCTGTAATCGTATTACATTATTGCCAATACCTTGACGAGCATAGGTAATAAGTTCAGCACCAAGTTTGTTAGCAAGAATTTCACTCCAATGCGTTCCCATATATTCAGGAAGATTACTAACAGCACTAAACGAGCAACCACATACTGCTATTTTCATAAATTTTCATTCCATACATAACTATAATCAGCAGGATAGTATTTTTTACCCCACAATTCTATTTCTTTTTTTAATTCTACAAACTTTAATAAACTTTTGTATTTTTGTATATCTATTTCATTAAACATATTATTAATTTCTATATCGTAATAAAGTTTTTCATAATTTAACAATATTTTATTTTTGTTATTTTTAGGATGATTATAAAAATCAAAGAAAAATTTAACTAGTAGTGGATTTTTTAAATGGGTTTCAAAGCTATGTTGATCTACAATTGTATGATGGTCATGATTTTTAAATAAACTTTCAACTCGTATATTTGAATACCATTCTTTAGAAAAAATTATTTTATAAATTTGGAAATTATATTTTTTTAGCAACTCGTAATGTTCATTTTGTAAATAAAAAAGATGATGCACAGCAGTATATTTGTCAGAAATTGTTGACAAGATAAATTCAAATTCTTTATAATCTACGTTTTCTTTTGATTCTTCAAAAGAATTTATATGGCGTCTTAAATTTTTATTAAGACATATACTTTTAGATGTTAATTCAGTTTCCAGAAAAATATCATTATAATTTAAAAAATTACATAAAAAATCACCACGACATCCACCAACATATTCAATTAAATATTTTTCACTCATTTGTAGTTGCTCTTTTCTTGAGTAAATGGATATTTTGCATCTTTATAAAACTGTTTACGTTTTGTAAGATGACGTTTTGCAAACTTACAATCTGCTGTTACATCCCAGATTTGAACAAAGTCTTTGTCTTCTGCTTTGCGGATTCCACGTCCGATACTTTGGATGACACGAACAAAACTTTTACCAGGTTCAATAAGCACAAGATTGAAAATGCGAGGGATATTAATACCAACGGCTGCAACGCCGTAAGTAGCCACGATAATCTTGTCACTAACATCCGCAACTTCATCATAGTGTTCTTTACGATCTCCGACTTTCATATCGCCATGAACAAACACACTATTAGGCAATCGTGCAACAAGTTCATCACCACATTCACGGCGATCAACCAACACAAGTGTATTACCAGTTTTGATAATTTCATTTACCATACTTGCAAGATGATCCAATCGTTCACTGTTAGTGGTGAGATATTTAAGTTCAGCCTGATAGTTTTTGAAGTCACTGTATTCAACAGTTTGCACAATGTTAACATGACACGCACTTAACACACCACGTTCTTGTAATTCTGCTGCACTTAATTGATTAAGAACTTGACCAAATGATACAAGTAATGCGGCACGTTCAAATTGTTCTTTGGGAACTGTTCCTGTTAATCCCCAACGGATAGGAACATCAGCAAAGTGATCTGTAAGCAATGCTTTAAGAACTTCTGCTTTTGCTTGATGCACTTCATCAACAATGATAGCAACAACGTTTAGCATCGCTGTCCACTCATCACCATCTTTATTTTTCTTTAGTAGATTGTTTAGGCTTTGCCATGTGCAGATAGTATGTGTGCGACCAAGTTCTTTACGATCACCAAAATAAACACCAACATTTAATCCAAGATTTATATAATCTGCTTCTGTTTGAGTAACAAGACTTTTGTTAGGCACAATAATAATCGTGCGACCATACTTTTCAACACTATACGATAGTGCTGCTGTCATAATTGTTTTACCAGCACCAGTGGCTACTTCTTGTATACCTTGTGGATTTTGTAAGAACTCGTTGACAATTTCAACTTGATAATCACGTAGAACTATTGGCTTGCCTTCTTGTGGATGAACTTTTGGCCAGTTCTTATTGCTAAATGTATTTTCATTTATTGCATCAAACTCAAGTTGCTCACGTGATGCACGATGATCTTCAATTTCAAAATCCCAATTACGATCTTGCAACCATTCTATAATTTCTGGTAGTAGATTGATATAGGTTGAACCACCAAGTTGAAAATACGCAACCTTACCATCCCATCTACCTAACTTTACACTTGGTAGGTGACGAGCATACGGAACTTCATACTTAAATTTTGTAACAAGTCTCCGACGAGTGTCAACGTCAAGACCTTCTAATTTACAATTGACTTCATCACGGATGATAATTTTACATAACATTAATGTTAATATAGTATATTAGAAAATATATTTCAATAAAAAAGCAGCGATAAACGCTGCTTTATTTTTTTGATTTTACTTCTGCAATTTTTTGTATGGTAACTTTACCGTCACCAAATCCATATTGCAAATCGACCAGGCGTTTTGCACTCGCCTGATCGTTTGCATTTACTGTAAGTGAGAATTGCAGTGTTGGTGTATGAGGTCTTGTCACTACACCTTTTATATCATACTGCTTCAACGACCACCACTCCTCATCACTGTAATCTCTGCAACACGTTGCCAACGAGAACCAACACTCTTACGAAGATCTGCCAACTTAAGTGCGGTGCGAAGTGACATTTCACGGAACCGCTTGGCATTATCCTTCATAAACTGCAGAATTTCGTCCTGTTGCTCATCGGTAAAATCATAATCACGGAACAATTCACCGCTGTTTGCAATTTGCCGAATACGAAGATATTTATCGTGTTCAGTGTCAAGCGTCAAGTCAATGTAATGGCAACGTGATTGCAATGCTTCAAGATGGTCTTGCAGTTTCTTGCTACGGATATTCTCAAACTTCAAGTTAGTAATGAAGATAACACCACCCTTGAAGTCAAACTTGTTTGGAATACCTTGCTTGTTCAAAAGTGAACTGTCAGCGTTCCAGTGAATTGTGCGGCGTTTACCGCTATCAAGTGCAGCCTTGAGAATGTTAAGTGCCAATTCATCCATCAACACGCTATCGCAATCGTCAAACACAAGAACAGAACCGCTTTCGCTGAACTCATAAAGTTTAGCATACAGACCAAGTGCGGTCATAGCACCCTTGACAACTTGATACTTTACACGGCCAGCAACTTCATCAAGAACACTAACTTGGTCAAGACGCTTATGAACACCATAGGACTTACCAACGCCAGGTGGACCAACAACGATCATAGCACGAACGTCACCTTCCTTGACAGCAGTTGTCATATCTTCAAGAATAGAGAAACGTTCAGCAATACGTTCAATAATCTGCTCGTCAGTTTCCTTGACTTTTGGTTGAACTGCTGTTTCGGTCATGGTAGGTGCTTCCTGATCTGTATATTCAATCATATGCTCACCGTCAAGTTGAATACGGCAACGTTTGCGGTTGAAAGGAATTGAACCATCCACTGAAATATACCCACTACGACCAACCTTGGTAAATGGGGTCAGTAGCGGAAATACGGTGTTTTCAACAGGCATACCGTTAAAAGTACCAGACTTAACGAGGACTGAGTTAGACATCTGTTTTCTCCATCAACAGGTTATATTGTGATAATATCATAAAATTGGGGGTTGTCAAGCACTTTTTTAAAGTGCGCCCGTCCAACGAATGCGGTCAAAAGTGCCGTCAATAACGTTACCACGGGCAAAGTTTTTGGCTGGTGCTTTCCAAGATGCGGCTTTAAGGATATCACCCATGCGGAATTTGCCAATATTGCCCTTGGCAATAAAGCAGTGGACGCTGTTACGTGATACAATCTTGATAAATTTGCTACCTTCTTCAATGCGAAAACTATCATTATATTCTTGGATCATAGCCGCTACGTGTAGTAAATGGGCTTGATGTCCAGCCCAAGCCAAATAGTCAGCCTTGGCTTTTTCAATCAGTTGGATAATGCCAGTTTCAAAGTCCATTGCAGTTCTCCGTTGCAATTTCTATATTACCAATATAACACAGATTTAAGGGTTGTCAAGCATTATTTGCAACAACCATGGCGTCATCATACCGCTCGTAAGCCATTGAAATTTCATCATAATTTGGCTCTGGCTGTGGGTCATTTTGGTGGATACGGGTCCATTCTTCCGCCAAAAATTGCTGAATTTCAGGGGAATTTGTATCGATTTGGGTGTCAAAATCTTGACGTTTTTCAAAACGGGTCATGTGTAACTCCTCTGCTTATATGTTCATAATAGCATAAATTAGGATTATGTCAAGTATATTTTTATAAATATTATTGGAGATAGATATGGCTATAAAATTACTATTTGACTTTACTAAGTCACATTCAACAGAAACTTCTGAAATATATCACTTAATGGATCAAATGGATATTTTTGACCAAAATTTTTTAGATAATGGTATAATTCACTCTATCCAAAGTTCATCCGATATAACTGGTGAAAACATACATGAACAAACCTATTATATTTTTGATTCACTAGCTAATTTTCAAAACTTTCTTGAATCTAAAAATAGTTCAGAAATTGAGAATTTATGGAAATCTGTTTATGATGCTAGATTCAAAAAAGGGTTTTTAATGAAATTCTCTATCGATTATAATTATGTAATTGAATAATTGCTTCTAGCATAACGTTCACGATAATGACGTTCACCTGGTTCTAAACTACGAGCCAACTCTACATAATCTGGACCCTTACTATGCAACCAAGCCTCGTGGTCAAAACGCCAATGAGGATTAGTTGGATGACGGGTAAACTGTGTAAAGTTATGATTTAATCTATCTTCTGGATGTGCAATAGGTTCTAACTTAGCAACATAATCACTCTTTGCCCACCAGAAATTACCAGCAAAGTGTGGCCATGGGGCAGTATTGTAATTTGTTCCAACAGCTTCTGCACCTTCACCAAGTGCTTCAACATTATCACGCCACTTCTCAATCGTTGCCCAATTCATAAAGTCACGCCAATCACCAACGTTTGGATCACCATAACGTAACAAACCTTTAAGATGAATATAACAAATATGATAAGGTTGACTTGCTTCACGTGCTTGTTGTAACATATACATCAATGTTGGCCATTCATGATAAGCAGCATCTTTGTTGACGCTTGCAAGTTTAAGTTTGCCTGTTGAGTCATTAATATTCTTTGTTGACAACCAATTAGTAAAGGTCCAAGGTTGACCATTCATACAGATATGGATTTCACTGGCTGCATCCCATAATCCAGATTTTTCAATTAAGTCCCATTGTTGGTCCATTACTTGGTTCCAACCGCCTAGTTCATTTACATGCCAGAAAATCTTGATCGGTGTCATTTTATTACCTTGTTGATGTTGGTGGAGAATATCAGAGTCGAACTGATGAATCCGCCTTGCAAAGGCGGCGGTTTTCCACTAGCCTAATTCCCCACTAGATAATAATATATATCCAGACATAATACATGTCAAGAAAAAACCCCTGCGTGGCCCATTTTAGTTACACCAGAGGCAGAGGTTTTAATAGTAGCCATCATCGGAATGATAAGACCAACCCAACGAATTGAATTGGGGGGTTAAGCTAGTTATAAGATCAGTAAAAAACGTATTCCGTTAGTTGCACACACTCGTCAGAGGAGTGGTTATAGAATAAATTTATAAACTGATAATATTATTTAACACTTTTTATTACGTCAATCAATAAACTTTTAAATTCTTCTTTTGCTGGTAAAAAAACTTGTTCACGAATTTGATTACGATGTCTATAATTACTATACTTTTCTTCTTCCCACATATCATCTTGGGCATCAATCATCTTTTCCATAGCAATCAACATTTTTTCTAATAGTTCGTCTGTTGTCATTTTATCCTCATAATGATAAGAAACTTTGTGAACGGTCTATCCATTCTAATACTAAATCTTTTTCGTCAAAATTATCAATAGCACTTAATTTAGCATCTAAACAATATGGCAATCTACCTGTATCTTTCAATTCATATAAACTTCTATACACACGTGGTTCATCAGTAGTTTTATAAACAGCAGCACGTAACCAACGATTTTGTTTATCAAACTGAAAATGTGCATTACGACAATCAAAACCAGCACTTGCTAATTGAACAATAAGACTGCTCATTGTATAAACATGATACATTCCATTTACCATATTAACGTTTACAGTATTGTGTTGTATATGTTGACTTATAGAAAGTGAATATGGAATTTCAACTATTAATAATCCATCTTTTTGTAACAACTTATGCCAATGAAATAATGTAGCAACAGGATTTAAAGCATGATGCAATGCGTTGTGACACCAAATAAGGTCTTGCGAAGGTAACTCTATAGTAGAGAAATCTTCAAATATCCACTTCATTCCTTGAACAGTTTGTATGTTATGCGGTGGTGCTACTTCCACAGCAGTAACATTAAAATTATACTTTTGCCCATCTGGACTTACAAGCGATGCCCACCATACAGCATCATAACCCATACCAGCACCCATTACACAAATATTA